TGGGGGCTTGTGTTGGACACCCTGACCCTGACCTATGGCACTATGAGAACAGCAACTTTGATGATGAGCAGCAGTTGCAGGTGTTGCGTACTGTAGAAGCAATACAAATATGTAACACCTGCCCCGTTAAGTCTGAATGTCTACGCCAGGGATTGGAACGGGAGAATCTAATGTGGTCTTTCGGGGGTAATGGTGCTGTATGGGGTGGCTTGATTACATCCGAGCGTGGATTGATGGCAGGATATAAGGAGTCTCACAATATGGTACAAGATGAGAAGCGACACGCACGAGATGTTAAGAAGAAACTTGGTACACTTGCTAGATGAAAACAAGAGTGATAGTCCTCACGATTATGTTCATCTTTGCTTGGACATTTCCTTTGACCCACAATGTAGAAGTAAAGGTTAACATCGGTAAGCCTTTACCTAAGCAGCAGGTTCAGACCAAGGCTACACCCAAGCAGAAGTATCAGAACAAGGTGATGGCTATGCGTTATGCCAAGGCTGGGTGGAACTGGGATAAGCGTGAGCAAATCTGTATCCATACCCTGTTTATGGCAGAGTCAAAGTTTGACCATTTGGCAAACAACCCCAAGTCAACAGCATTTGGTATCGGACAGGTGCTCAAAGAGAAGAGCAAGCAACCTGACATACAAATCTTGAACGCGTTCAAATATATTGAGCACCGATATGACACCCCTTGCCGGGCACTAGCCCACCATAATCGCAAGAATTGGTATTGATGTTCGACCTATACAACTTAGAGAACCCAACCTTTGCTTGTATATGTGGTTGTTTAATGTTCGAGATTACTGTAATGTGGGATGTTGAATCAAGGGAGGTGGGATGGTATGACCTGCGACAGAAGTGCAAGGAGTGCGGTTCTGAATCCACAGCGCCAACTCCGATGGACTGGGAGATATGATGCCGGTATATGATTACAAATGTAACGAGTGCGGTGGCACACAAGAAGTTGAGAGAAGTTTTGGTGACAACACGGAACCAATCTGTTGCCAAACAGTAATGGGTAGAGTATGGTCAGCACCGGCTGTTAAATTTAATGGCACTGGTTTCTATAGCACAGGAGGATAGATGAGTACAGTACAAAGTTGGAAAGAAGTTATCGAACTACATCACGCAGAGTTGATACAGGATTACCCTGAAATATTATGGGTTGACCCAGGTGAAGTGGACTACGACTCTAAAGAGTCTTGAGGTTCAGTATCTTCATCACGATATGGCTTGAAGCCACCTATCCTATGGATTAGTTTCTTGATGGCACGCTTGTTACGCATACGAGCAGTGTCTTCACTACCCAACTCCATCTCCCTGGCTATCTCATCGAAGTGCATAGCCTCTCCATAGCGTAGGAATAATATCTTCCTATCATCTTTACTTAACTTCCAGAATCCAAAGTCAATCTCAATCATCATCGCCATAAGATTGCCACCCTCGTTGGGTGCGCTAGGTCTGCCGGGTCTACCAAGATTTAACTGTGCTGTGATATTGAAATCACCACGCAATACAGAAGGCAACAGTGCCTCAACCATATCGGATTCATAGTAGAACAAGTCGCTAGTCTCGTAGCCACCAGACTTAGCCTTCCAACGCTGGCAATAATCTAACGCTTGGTTGCGTAGGCTACGATAGATTAAATTCTTCGCATCCTTCTCACCGATTGCTTCCCATTCATTTAACTTATTGGGATGTTCAATGAACCACTGATACAGTGATTGCTTGATGTCCTCAAAGTCTATCTCAAACTTACGACAGTATTCAGAGGCAACAGAATCAATAACATAATCCCAACGCTCGATGCGTTCCCATTCAATCATATGATTCTAAACCCTTGGTCAACGGAAATAAACCCAACCATCTTCATCTTGTTATTCTTGTTAGCAAACTCGGTGGTAGATGGCAACCACTTCTCATCCCACTCAATATCTTTTAGGTCGAGCAACGCGAATGCCCAGATACCCTCGGGCGTGGAGTTAACATACCAAGGCGAGAGCCCTAACTTAGCAGACTCTTCAAGAAGGAAGTCATACTTCATCTTCTCAATCAGTAGTTCAGGGTAGTGAGTACGCCTGGACTTAAGTTCTATAAATAGTTTTTCTTTTTCTGATATGCAATCAAAGCCATCGTATTCTTCGGGGGAGTGAACGAGGTCGGGGAACTTCTCTGCCTTTAGCCAGTCAAATAGTTCCTGTTCTTTCATCTATCCCATTTCCCACGCAATACGAGCAGGGCAATTATACCATAGTTAGCCAAGTCCTTGAAGGAATCCTCAAGAGGTTCGTGTTGTGCTGATGAACCATTGTCTATCAAGTTATTGATACGCGCTGTCTTGTCGTGGATACGTACTCGCAAGCCATTGAGTGCGCCACCTGGTGAGTCAGAGATATTCTTCGGACCGTAATCGTGGTGCTTGCTTAATAGTAGGTCACCTAATTCGGTTAACGTATCCCGGACTGCGCGTTCAAAATCGGCACGTGAATCGTTACGGATAACGTCTCGCCCTGAACGTCGTAACTCTTCACGTTCAGCCCCAGTTCTACCAAGTGGGTTATAATCAGCCATATCTCTTCACGCTCCGCCTTCTTCATCTGTATCCTTTGTTAGTAACTTCTCTATGTTGGCGTCTAAGTTCTGCATAGCAGACTTAACCACCATATCCTCTACCAATTCATCAACCATATCAAAGCCCATCTCGGCTGCAAATAAAGTGATATAGGTAGACTGTGCCATTAACTTAATCTGTTCCGGTTCTTCTGCGTGGTGATACATAAATCTTAACAACGAGCCCAACAATAACTGCATACCATTAGGAAGAAGATAGTAAGGGTCGAACTCTTCATCATCCTCTAAAGTATGGTCAACCAAATCAAATGAGTTATCAAACTGTATGTTACAATCGTGACAGTAAGACTCGGGTGGTTCGTTAGGGTCAAACTCCAAGTTTACGTATCCATTTTCTCGTGGAAGTATCCGGCTCCTGATTGCACATACATCGAATTAACATCTTCCCCTTCGGGAAGTTGCACGATAGTAACTGGAAGTTCTCTGGCAAGACTCTTAGCAAACTCTGACCCTGCTTGGTCTCCATCTGCAAAGATGAATACTCTTTGAAAGTCTGCAAGCAATCGTGTGTAGTGTCTCTTCCAGGAGTTCGCTCCAGGTACACCAATACAAGGAATGCCAACGCAATAACTAAGAGTAATAGTATCCAGTTCACCTTCACACACCCCTATAAAATCCCCTGCTTTTTCAATGTCAAGCACGTTATACATTCTGGTTTCTGCTCCAGTCATACCCATATATTTGGGTTCGACTGCGGGGTTGAGGCTTCTGAATCGTAAGTCTACTACACCTGTCTTGGTTATGTAGGGTATGGCAAGGCGGTGGGCATACTGTTCGTGTCCAACTTCAGGTTCCGAGACCACGCCTAATGACGCCAGACGTGCTACTTCCTGACTGATTCCTCTGCTTGCTAGGTAATCGGATGCCAGATGAATACTTCCCGCGTACTTCCTGCTTGCTTTCCCCAGTAATTCTTTCTGCAAATGTCCTTGCCTCATTTATATTTATTCCTTCCTGCTGCGAGATGATTTGTAGGCTGTTGCCTTGAACGCCACAGGCAAAGCATATAAAGATATTCTTATCGAGGTTGGCTGAACCGGACTGGTGCGTATCTGAATGGAACGGACACTTAAGATTGACTTGCCCGTGTCCTTGTCGCACTTGTGCACCATAGTGACGGAGGACATCTGCAATGTTTGGCAGGTCGTTGTCAATTCTTATCACCTGATTTCTCCTTCATCCATTGTCCTAAGTCCTGAATGACCCAAGCATTTTCTATGCCAGAGTTGCGGCGTTTAACTACAACATAATGCAGAGGTACTTCCGATATATCTCTAGCCTTAGCATAGTTAACCGCCTCAACCTGTGCCTCTCGCCAAAATTCAGGAAGCGATAGGCTCTTCCTGTTTTTCAGTTCGAGTATGTATGTCTGTCCCGAGACAATACAAACCATATCACCTTCATCTTTTGCTCCAGCCTTAGTAAGGCGTTCCGCTATTGCTCCCGCCTTACGTAACCATTTCATTACATCAGTTTCAAACTGAGAACCTTTGCGCCCGTTAGGGTTTGCCATTTAACTCACTACCTAAATCTTCTTGTTTACATACATAGCGGATTCCATATCCGTAATCTTTTTCAAAACAAACATCAAGAAACTTTTGCTTGCTTATGTCTCCCCATACCTTGAAGTAAGAACCTATATGTGGTTGAGTTCTATCACCAATTAATTGCACAAGTATGGCATAGTCTGCAGAAAATAAATGTTTGGCATTAAATATTAATTGATTGGTCGCAGATGTCTTGACCTGTACTGTCTTGTTATTAATAATTAAATCATATCCTTCATCACCGCCAGTTAACACTCTGTCATCAACAGAAACATCGTAGACTTTTGCAACAGCCTTTTCCCCGAGATGCCCCATTAAATTTACAGCCCAAGAAGTATTGTTGGCATCAAACTTTCTATCAACTACAGAATGCTCTACCTTATCTGAGCGCATAGCATCAACAAAATTTAGTGCTGATTCAATTTCATCTTGAGATAGGTGAACATCAACCATTAGGTTGCGCTCTTATCCTTACGCAAGATACGTTGTGCCCAACTCATACCAACGTTGACACCATCTGACCACTCATCACTGATGGGTGGCTTGACATCTTCAATCTTTTGTATGTAAGCCAGAACCATCTCATCTGCCTTAGCAAGAATAAGCATACGCATTTCTTGCGTGATGTCATCTTCTTCTTCTCTAATCATTTCTTATCCATTCTCTGGTATGTCTTCGACATACATATATTCAGGGTTAAATGATAGCCAACAAGTCAGGTTAGCGTTGGCATCGGCACGCCCATATCTATTCTTGACAGGAGCAATAGCCATAGAAGTACCAACAGTACCCAGAGTACAAATGAGAGCAGGTAGTTGTGCCACTTTGCCTTGAAGGGCGGAACGTGGTTGACAAGGGGTGCCCAACACGCCTTCAGAAGTATGATGTAGAATAATGACACCAGCATTAGTTGCCCTAGCAAGATACTTTAACTCCTTCATAATCGCACGCATAGAGGCAAACTCTTCACCGCCATCGGTTGCTATATCCATAAGGTTATCAACAAAGATAGCCTCGGGCGGTACACCCCATAGTTCTTCAAAGGCTTCGACCTCTTCGAGAATATCTTGCAGGGTGGGTGATGATTCAAATGACCATACGATGTGGCTTGCTTTGTGTAGTACAGCCTTAGTCCAACCAGTATCTGTATTCATTAGGTGCTCAACGTCTGTCTGATTCTTACCACTAATCATTGACGCTAGACGCATAGCCATAGTGTGTGCGTTGGTATCTGCAGAAACATACAGAGTGGGAACGTGCATACGAAGGGCTAAAGCCAGTGCTAGAGTGGACTTTCCGACACCCGGTACACCTGCAAGCATAGAGACCTCTGCTCTACGAAATATAATTTTGTTTGTATCAAATGTTTTGAAACAACTTGGTAATGGTTCGCCACCTATGTCGGCTCTGCCAACACTTCTTACTAAAGTTCTCATTACCCCTCCTATCTAATGTTAGAAGTAGGGCAGTCACCTTCCCCGATTAACTACCCTACTTCTAATTCTTATTTAATTAACTGGCTTACACTGGTCAAGAGTTCCCTGGGGAGTCGGGCAAGCCCAGAAAGCGTAAGGCTTCCCAGTTGTCTTGCTCACTCCTTGTCGGAATATTCTCGCGCCGTGCACGCAAGTTGGTGTCGTTGGGTGCGCCGATACGGGCGGTAAGGATGCCCCCGCTGCCCCAGCGAATGGATTGTCCACCTGGGTTGGAGTTGAGAATCCAGGTTGCGTTGTGCTTGTAGTGGAACTCTGCATTGATAAAGGGAGCACGGTGTAAGCACCTGCTACCTTCTTAGATACTGCGGCAATCTGGGTAGAGTAATCGCCAATGCCTTCTAGCAATACACTCAGTTCGTCTGCGCTGTTAGCGCGAACGTTAATCAAATCACCATTAGGTGACTTCATAGAAACTTGTAGTTTCCAGTCTTCGTTTGCCATAATTTATTTATCCTTCTTTGTGAATTGGCAGTGTTCTTTTAAGCCACAGAAACTGCACGATTGTAGGTTCGGTAGAAATATACCAGCCTTGCGAGCCTTATCAAAGCCATCGACAAAATATTCAAGCGTGTCTAACGTATATCTACTAAGGTCAATCATCTCTCCTGTCCCCGATTCACGAGACATCCAGTAGTTTCCAAGATTGACTGGAACTCCAATCATCTGCTCGACTCCTACTTTGTAGAAGCCCAACTGAAGGTCAGAGGTTGGTCGTGTGCGTGAAGTCTTAAGGTCGACAATCACAAGTTGTCCGTTAACCTCAAAAATTCTGTCAATAAACATCTTCACCGTCACGCCTGCAATGACTGGATTTAGTTCTAATTCAATGGCACGTGCACCTTGCGGTGTTGTCCATATCTTCCAGTCAGGATTGTTCTGTCTCCACTTGATGTAGTTGTCTACCCAAACGGAGCCATTAATATTCCACCAGTTAGCATCTTCCTTGTTAGGATTATCTTTGGTGGCTCGACCTGCTCTACGAGCAGTCTCAAGATTGAGTCCTTCTGTTTCCTTAGCCCAGGCTTTCGCCCATAACTCATTCGTTGTCGTAATCATATAACTCCGTCGCGTGGTGGAAGGCGCGACCGCCTGCTGACCAGATGGATGGTTCTTCAGGAACCTGGAGCAAGCGTCCAAGATAGTACTGATAGCCACAGGTAAGGTAGGTGGTGAAGGCGGAGTAAGAGATGTGCTCGGGTAGAACATACTCATCTAATTTAATCATCTAAAAAGTCCGCAAGATAGTCAACTTCTTCGCGTAATTCTTTGACTGATTCTTGCAAGTCAATGACTGCATTGGTTAATGAGATAAGATTAAAGTAAAACTCATCGTTGTTTACAATATATTTGGTAAGTGGATTCCACATAGTTGCTCCTGTCAGTTAGTTTAGATAGACCCCCTGAGAGGACAGGAGGTGACTCAATCAGGGGACCTATCTAATATTCAGTTGATTATTAATATATAATATATATAGGCGCCTAGCGCCTTATATAATTACTATTATATATTAATAAATTAAGTATACACATACCCTGACCTGGTGGCAGGTTTCCGACACGCCGAGAATGACAAATAACCCCCCCACCAGCAGGATAATACCTACCGATGAGGGGTTAAGTGTCTCTATCGCCCTGCTAGGGGCTCAAACGGGGTGGTTCTAGGCTACTTGGTACGCCCGAACT